GGGCCCTTGTGAACCGATCAAGTCGGAAAAGTAGTAGCCACTACCCAGATTTTATTAATTTCTGGTAGTAGAGGTTATCGCGGATTCGCTTGAGAAGTTTTCAACATGGTAAAGAGGCTTACGCCTTGTCATCCATTACTGGAAGAAAAGGGTTTCTTCTTTGTTTTGGCTCGACTACACCAGGGTCTCCAGACCTGGCACCAACCTTTTGGGTTGGACGGATGCGCTTGTTTCTTCTTACGAGTGAGGGAATCTCGCCATTCAATTGTTTCCCGAATGGTAGAGGGGGAGATTGAGGACTCCCTAAGACCTCTGTCCTAGTTTTGGCCGAGGCTGAGCTGGACAAATAACCTCGCTTAGGCCATGTTGTGCTCATTTCGGACTTTGTAACTTTTGTTACTCGAGTACGGGATTTGTGCCACGTGAGACCTAAGATTCTTACCCTTAGTTTCAGAAGTCGTCCGAGTCGGGCCCTTTTCAGGACCTTACCAACGGGTGCGAATTCCTCAGGATCAGGTAAGGCACTTACATCTGACACGGCAGCGTTCCACAGCGGAAGAATTTTCCCAAGCAAGGTAATAAGCCTTCGGGAGCGTAACTTTCCGGAGTGGAGGAAATCACCGATGGACGCAAGGGCTATTAGTTCCTTGCGTCTTTCTAAGATTGCTACACTTCTGAAGGAGCCTAAAAGAGGTGCAATACCCTGATCTAGGACCTCCGACCAAAGTCTGGTCGACATTCCACCCTTCCATCCTGGGTCGCCCCAGTAGGTACTCATGAATGATTTAGCAGAAGCGTACTTAGAACCCGCTGTATCCTTCAAGGTCTGTCCAATTGATCGCGCCACAGAGCCTACATTACGTTCTAGTATAGGTGATTCATCCAACAATACTGATGGATTAACAGCCGTAGTAGTCAACGAAAATGCAGCCTCAATGGTACTTTCAAAAGGACCTCCAGGAAGAATCAGAGCAGTGATCAGGTTCGCAACACGGGTATTCCCGAGCTTTGCTAACCTCTGAGTGAGAGACCCTACCACCTTATAACCTTTGGAATATGCCCTAACTGCGTCAGCAAGACGTAGTTCTGGACGGACCCGCTTCGCTCTTTGGATAAGTTCAACAAATCCAGGGAGAGACGATAGTGAGACCCAATACTCACGTATTGAGACAGGACTTGCGTCCTGACCTTTTACATAAAATCGCTTAGCGAATTCGAATGTTCCATTGGTCGATATAAGGGACTTAGCGAGACCGATCTTGATCCCGAAAGCCTTACATAAGGCTTCGTACTGTCTTGCGACAGCCGTACCCCGGATGACGATATCGTCACCCAGTAGCGCGTACGAAGGGTACCACCCTCGGTATCCTGATTTGTATGCTGCGAACTGTAGGAGGGAGTGGTGTGTCACGGCGAGCATTGCCCAATTTGAGTAAGCTCCCATAGGCATCCCGGTCCCGTACTTGATCATGGCTTCCCCCGGGTAGCAACGAGTTTTTAACGACTTGTTACTATACGGTAGTCCCACAAGTAATACCAACCATGATTTAGCCACAGCTGGCGTCACTAAGTGGCCCATGACTGCTACGGTTAGTTCAGATGGTATCCTATCGGTAGCCGCCTTCAAATCGAACGAGTACACGTAAGACTTTTTCGTTGTCTCTAAATCTTCTTTAATATGCTGGGCTAGCACTTCCAGGGGTTTTCCCTGGTCGTGCGTCCCATCCTGAGGTATTAATCTCAGAACTGCATTAAATATATGTTGATGAAGAGGAAACAGTAAACACTGAATCCACCATGTTACCATGGCTACAACTCTTACTTTCCCCGCTGGTTCAGGGATTTCGTGAAGTCTTCCAATGCGTAGGTATCTAGACCACGTTCGTGCAAACATATACCCTGTCTCTCTGACAGCTTTTCCGCTGTCATCGACACGTCGGGTAACAGTCTTAAGGACAAACAAAACACGTTCGAGGAGGTTTCCCTCCTTATGGTTGTGTAATGCAGCCCATGGTAACCGCGCAGCGGAACCGACTGGTAAATCCCTATCACTAGGGATCTTGCCTACAATATCCCGGATTAAACCCAGGAACTTAGTATTCATTGTTCGAAGACAGTAGTCTTCAAGAGACGAATACCAAGGTGTTTGTCTCATATTCCATATCGCAAGGGCGTCGAACATCACTGCCCACATCGCACCTACTTCTGGCGGGACGTTTGGTCCCGAGGTTAGTATTGCCAAAGGCCGGAACCGAAGTTTCGGAACCGGGATCTTCTTTAATACCTTCCCGAAAAGGGGTATGTTCCTCTTAGCCCATTTTAGGTACGAGCTGAACTCAGCTAATGGCTGGGTGATAGTGACCACCTTTCCTTGGGTAATGGTTTGGTAAGAGGATTTCCCTGGGCATTGCATTATCCGATACGAGCCGAGAAGGCTCAACCAGAAACGAATGGTCGGTACATCACCCCTCATGATTGAAACCCGATGTGCACACGGGATTATTCCCGGAAGATTACCAAGTCTTCTTGAGTGCACACCGCCCAATTCACGGCATGTCGATACAGGTCCTGCGGAAACTGCCTGCATAAGAGTTATCTGGCAAGCCTTCAAGTACTTGACGAGACTGGCTGTCCCGCCTTTCCAAGAAAGGCAAAACCGTGCGAAGCTGAGCACCGCTTCAGTGTAGCGAAGTCCACGACGGCCTGCTACCAGGAAAGCTAGGCTTACGCCGAACTTTACTAGTAGCCCGGAGAAGTTTCCTAATCCGGAACCAAGTTTCTCTACTCGAGTTCGATCCATTCTAGAAACCATATTTTGAAACATCATTATATGTGTTTGTTTGAAGAAGGTCTTACAAGAAAGATTAACCACTGTTTTCCCAAGGGATTCTCCCACCGTCTAATATCCGAAGACCTCAACGGTTTGGACTCCCACCCGAAGGCCGGGGCTTTCGAAGTACCAGGGTTCTGCTCAGAGAGTTGTCTCTCTCAGACAGCCTTTGAACTCCGACTACCTCGTCGAGAGCAGCAGGTTCTGTGGAACAGTCGACACTTTCATGTCTTCGCTTTCTAAAAGCGAGTTGCCATTCGGATTCCTGTACGGGTATACATTACCAATACCAGGGATCTCCTATGCGTCAATGGTTCGTATGACCCAAGGCGTTCACCTAGCTCACGCTAAGGTTACCATAGATCAAAGGGAGTTGGAGCTTGTACCAACGCTGGTCGGGTGACCAACACGGCAGAAACCGTTACCCTAAGATCTTAGCCTGGGAAAACTATGTAATCAACATGAAGCCTTTATATTAATAAGAGGTACCCTTCGTTGCCTATCCTATCCCTTGAGTGTAAGCGAACCGACACCCACTAAACTGGATATTACAGTTCATTTCCCCGCAGAGTCATTTCTTCCTCTGCTTCCGAACTTTAACAGCTTAAAGTTGCTTTATCTCGGGTTCCTTGGTCGCACCCTATCAAACGGGTATCTCTCCCGGATGGATTGGTACGTTCAGCAGTGTTTAGAGATGGTGGGGGTAAGACCCCTTTACCTGGACCTATCCTACCTTTTCAGTAGGTAGAGCCGAACTGGCTTTGCCAGCTCCCTTGTGTACAAGAGGTCAATGGTACTCAAGTACTTTCGGCAAATGTATCCCCAAGGGGACCATCCTTTCACTACAGGGTATTGCTACCATGCAATGTTTCTCAGGTTTCTTCCCGGGTAAGGAAAGAATTATACTTTCATAGGCGGTCTCCCGCCTATCTCCCCTAGAACCTGAGTCTCACTCTTTACCAGAAGGTATCTTCCTTGTGTAGGAATACTCCTACCCGAGAGTCCGGAGCTCTTGGTCTCATCAAGTTACAGTTAATCCAACCGACCACTTCGTGAAAAGTAGTAGGTCCCATTCAATCCAGCATTAGCTGATCGAGTGGTTTTCTCAACCTTCCTGTCAAAGGAGGGACGAGCAAATCACCTCGTAGGGCTCACCAGC